TACAATGGGAACTGGGAAGTGATTAATTCTAAGGGCTTCGAATTTTCACTTGATTCAAGCATTCCAGTCGGAATGTTTTTGACCAGACATAATGAATTCCCGAAACGTTATAGAACACAGTTCACTCGTATCTCTGGTCTGAACGACTTCCAGCTGTTGGATGCAAATGGTTTGAACGTCAGTAAAGCCATGGCTCGTCTCACTAAAGCTAGAGACAATGAAGCCAATTTACGCGCAAACCAATTACGCATTTTATCTCACCTGCCACGGGTTGATCACGACCTTTTGGCAGTTTGCTCAAACGCACCGGTTGAGATACCTGTAGAGGTCGGGGATGAGGTAGAGATTGCAGCCAGAAGAAGAGTGGCGACATATTTTTCTGACCATTTGGGATGGAATCCCACGTGGAAGTACACGCTCTTATCCTTCATGGAAGGCTGCTGTTTCTTCATTTTGTACTTGTTCTGTGCGCTATCAGCACGTTTGAACTTTCTCACCGAAAATTTCGTAACAACGAAATACAACCCTTTCACTTTTGCTTTTCAATATCTTCCGCAACCTTCACCAAAACGCAGAATTTACCACAACTGGTTTGAACAAATTCTTGGTTTCGCCGGACACTTTTACAGTATACCTGTCTCTGCAAAACTTCCCGAAGCGAAATTTAAGAACGAGCTCAGTAAACCAGGTAAACATGGTCGATTGTACGTAACGTACAATGAGTCGATCTTGTCGATCGGATGGATATTCACTTATTTGAAAGATTGGTTCTGTGTTGATCATTGTCTTCCTTATTGGTCTACCCGTCACGAAATTCCCCTCTATCTGTCCGTCAGGAAGGCTTTGGATGAAAACTCAGTCTACGATTCTGATCCCCCCCTTGGTCTCAGTGGCCAAGTATTTTCAGATGATATGAGTTTTCAGTACCGCCATCCTGGCGGATTATACTTGTTTGACGCGGACATATCTTCTTGTGATTCGGGAAACACGGTCGCTATTTTCTATTTGTTGGCCACGATGTTGCGCTTTGTCGGGGCATCGATCGAAATGATTCGCCGGTCATATGATAGGTTAAAAGAAGCCATCCTCATCCGCAATCCTAGTAATTCTCAAGAATACATCAAAATCAAGCCAAAAACAATTTTCCAAGGAAGTGGTTGCCCGGAGACTACTATAGTCAACGCTGTGTCATCCACTTCCATTGCCATATCCATGCAAACGTACATAGCTTATTACAACGACCACTTATACACATCAGATGACATGAAATTCACCGGATATTTTGACGACGCCCCCTCTCATATCAAAAATGAGATTTTGCAGAAGTCAGCCCTCGCCGTTGGTCATGTCATTACAGTAGACGAGAAGAAGACACCGGAAGAGTTGCAATTTTTGAAATATTCCCCCTTTCAGACCGCCGATGGCACTTTTGTTTCTACCAGAAATTTAGGCGCCATCCTTAGAAGCCTCGGCTCATGTGATGGAGACATTACCCCCATCATGTTGGGCCTGTCCAAAAACGAATTCGCGCGCCTCAGTCATGAGGACAAAATGGAGAAGTTCATGCGTAGTGTAGTAGCCGGTCTCGTTAACGAACCGAATTCTATGATTATGGACGCTCTGAGGGAACGGTTCCCGACTCGCAAACACAAAATTGACACCACTTATCACTCGACGGCTCCCAGGAATACCCATACTGTCTTGATTGACAGTTACATTTCCCGCTATGGAGGCACCGAAGATGAGTGGGCTCAATTAGCGAGTCAGATCCGCGAGTTCGCTTTCGGACGCCATCTCACCAGCCCGATAGTAGCTGCTGTGATGAAGGTGGATTATGGTCTTCCAATCTAAGACCTTCCACCCGGTATTGTCTAGTGGAGTTGACATACCGATGTATATAATTATACTCCTTGGTTATTAGACAAGTTCTTTTAACCACCCG